TAAGTGTATAATAGAACAAAAGGAATATTATGGCAACTGATGTAATGATTGACATCGAATCACTAGACACAACCCCTGATTGTGTGATTCTAACTATTGGTGCAGTACTATTTGATCCTAAGGGTCATGGTATTATTGATAAGATTGAAATTAGACCTACTATTGAGGATCAAACAGAAATCTATAACCGTACCATCAATGATGCAACAATGGAATGGTGGGCTAAACAAAGCCCTGAGGCAATTGAGGAAGCTATGGGAGATAGAGACCGTGTCTCGTTCAGTGAGGCTATGGATCAATTGTATAAGTTTTGCTGGAATCGTGCTAAGGGTGCATGGAGTAATGGTGCAAGTTTTGACGTGGTAGCTATGGATCATGCATGGAGACAACTTGGACGCAACACACCCTGGAACTTCTGGGACATTAGAGATACTAGAACGCTATATGATATTACAGGCGTCAGATTAAAAGACGGTGGACATATTACAAGTCACAAAGCTGTAGAAGATGCTGAACGACAAGCAATTGTTGTACAACAAGGTTATGTAAAATTAATTAAAGCAGGATTAATTTCTCCTAAATGATATAGATTTTGCGTATAGGGATAAATACAATAGGAGAATACAACATGAACCCTATTGACAACAAATATACTAAACACTATTGGAAACTTATTGATACTAGAAAAAATAGAATTATTGATGGTTATACAGAAAAACATCATATAATTCCTAGAAGTTTAGGTGGCACTAATCTTAAAAATAACTTAGTATCACTTACACCTAGAGAACATTTTATAGCACATCTCTTACTCTCTAAAATGTTTGATGGTGATGAAAAATATAAAATGTATTATGCCTTTAATATGATTTTAGTAAAAAGTAAAGATAATCAACGATATAAACCAACTAGCAGATTTTATGAACGAGCAAGACATTTGGTAGGAGAAACATCATCTAAACTCAACAAAGGCAAGGTACCGTGGAATAAAGGTTTGCCAAGAACGCAAGCAGTTAAAGATGCGGTTAGTAAAGCTAATAAAAATAAGCAAGCCTGGAATAAAAATATTCAAAGAACAACAGAAGACCGAGAAAAAATGAAAGCAGGATGGGCACAAAAAACATCATCTAGCATATTTGTACCTCATAATAAAGGGCGAAAAGAAAAGAAATACCACTGTACTCACTGTAACAATTTGATAAGTGGTATGGGTGCGTTTGTACAATGGCACGGAGATAATTGCAAGAACAATCCTATTAATGCAGGAAAGCAAGCACCTATTACTCATTTTACAAAAAATAATCCAAGTAACATAAAGAAACAATGTGAGCATTGCGGTAAAGAATGCTCATTGCCAAATTACAAAAGATGGCACAGTAACAATTGTAAATTAAAGGGACTGAAATGAAGTTTGAATCTGATGTAGATATTGATTTTGCCGATAGATCAGAGATGTTGCTGCATATAAAACATACCAGTGCGGCAATGCGTAATGTCAATCCTATCCGTAAACATGCTACAGGTATATATGTTACCCCAATACCATATGATCCAGTTAATGATATAGCAAGTATTGATTATACTATCGCAGAAAAGCGAGGATACTTTAAATTAGACTTGTTAAATGTTCATGTATACGAAAATATCAGAAACGAAGAACACTTAATTCAATTAATGCGAGAACCTGATTGGAGTAAACTCAAGGATAAAAATTTTGTTGAAAAATTAATACACTTGAATAATCAGTATTATAATTTAGAAAAGATGCCAGAACCAGTAGATAGCATTCCAAGGCTTGCTATGTTTTTGGCAGTTATTCGTCCCGGTAAGAAACATTTAATAGGATTGCCTTGGAAAGAAATAGCTAAAACTGTTTGGGATAAGGGAACTGATGGNTANNTATTCAAGCGGTCGCATTCTTGTGCCTACGCACAATTAGTAGTAGTACATATGAATTTATTAGGGGAGGCGTCTGACAAGGGTGATGCTGCGCCTCTTGCTACGGCGTTTAAGTAATTCATCCATACTACATACTGGTCCATGAACGATAACTAGGCTTTTGTTAGCAAAGGTTCGTAAATAGGGTTTAAAAACACTCCATTCGTCCTTTAAAAACAGATTTATAGGTATAAGTCTGTTGCTTTCCCACCACCAAATATCTCCTAATTCTAGGAATCTTTCCTTGTACTCAGAATCTACGATAGCACCATAGTCATATATGGTAGTAACAACATCATCACGATTTTGCACTATTCCAACATAATCTTGGTTGGCATACGAACACACAGTAATAAACGGGTGATTATCAGTTAAGCGTTTGAAAAAATCGGTTTGAATCATTGTAATTAAATATACTTTATTTATTATCGGGCAAACCAAACTATATAAAAGAAATTTTATTATGCTAAATATAGTATTAGGAGCCTACATTTGTGTACACAACATCCGTTTTTTATTATGTCCAACGAAACATTGTGGTCCTTTTGTCGGGACTCTCACCAAGGAAATATATGCCAGTATATGCAAAACCACTGACCCTGCATAAAGGGGTAAATAATCAACTACAATTCCAATTCTTAAATCAAGAACAAAAGCCAGTTGATATTACTGGTAAAAGTATTACTTGTCGTATTCTTAGCTATACTGGTAATGAAATTCTTTTACAAAAAGATTTAACAATTCAATTTGGTCCTACAGGTATTGCCGCACTATTTGTAACTCCCAGTGATTTGATAGACATTGAAGCACAAAAATGCTATTACACATTGGAAATTCCAGTTGGCGATTTTGACTTCCCTGTATTTGTAGATCAAAATGCTGGTGCTCGTGGTATACTAAATATTGTAAATAGCGTATTACCTAATTTTATTCCTTCATATGAGATTACCATTCCAACTGGACAGCAGTTCCCAAATACTAACCCAAGTAATTCAGGGGATAGCAATTTAACTTACTATACTAGCGTTTTAAGCACAAACGACAACCCAGTATTGACCATACAAACAGAATACATTGAATATTATGGAAACACAACTATTCAAGGTAGCAGTATCGTAGATAACGATTGGTATGATATTACTACTACTGAAACTGTATCCAATGTATCACAGACTGTAGGATATGTAATACAAGGTTTTCATCCATACATCAGGATGCAATTCACAAGTAACTCGGGTGCAGTTGCTAATATCTTGACCAGATAAAGTTGTTTATTTGATTCTATTGTGTTATACTCAATAGATGTTTGATATTCTCTCTATATTACCTGGTAAAAAGAAACAAACAAGTTCAGGNTGGACTAGCTTTAACGCTATCTGCTGTACCCACTTTGGNCATAGTGCTGATAAACGGATGCGCGGTGGCATAAAGTTTGATGGTAGTAACTGGACCATGCATTGTTTCAATTGTGGATTTAAATGTAATTTTACGCTAGGTAGAAGCATCAATGTTAAAACACAAAATCTATTAGTTTGGTGTGGTATAGACATCCAACAAGTTAAGCGTTGGAGTTTAGAAAGCCTACAACAAAAAGATTTAATTGATTTTACTAAACCAAAAAAATTAAAAATAAAAATAAAGTTTAATGACCATGAGTTACCTGAGGGTGAGATCGTAGATATTAATAATCCATCGCACAAAGTATATGTAGACTATCTACAAAAAAGAAAGATAGATAGTAATGTCTATCCATTCTTAATAACTCCCAACGAGAGGGGTAGAATGGCTAACCGTGTGATTATCCCTTATACCTATAAGAATAAAATTGTAGGGCATACCAGTAGATTTTTAGATAACAAAATCCCCAAGTACATCAATGAACAGCAACCAGGCTATGTTTTTAATATAGATATTCAAAAACCTGAATGGCAGGTATGTATTGTAACTGAAGGTATATTTGATGCATTGAGTATCGATGGTGTTGCAGTAATGCACAATGACATTAGTAATGATCAAGCATTATTATTAAGCACACTGAACAAGCAAATTATATTAGTACCAGATAGAGATAAGACAGGATTAGAGTTATGTGATAGAGCATTAGAATTAGGATATAGTGTTAGTTTACCAAATTGGGATAGTGATGTAAAAGATGTGAACGATGCAGTTGTTAAATACGGTAAACTACCAACATTGTTAAGTATATTGCATAGTGCTACAAATAGTAAAATCAAAATAGAAATGCAAAGGAAGAAAATTGTCAAAGCAGGAATCTAAAAAACAAATTGAATATACAGTAGATGTACAAAAATTATTCTTACGGATGATGATTACAAACGCAGAGTTATATACTCGTGTCATGAACATCATGAACAGTGAGAACTTTGACCGTTCATTAAGACCAGTCGCAGAAATGTATAAGGAGCATACTGACAAGTATAAAATACTACCTGATACAAATCAAATCAAAGCAATGACTGGTGTAGATATTGAAACTATTCCTGAAATGACTGATGGTCATTATGAATGGTTCTTTGACGAGTTTGAAGCATTTACTAGACGACAAGAATTAGAAAGAGCTATCCTTAAATCAGCAGACTTACTTGAGAAGGGCGACTTTAGTCCAGTTGAAAAATTGATTAAAGATGCGGTTCAAATTAGTTTACAAAAAGATATGGGTACCGATTATTTTGCAGATCCTGCAGGTCGTATTAACAGATACTTTAATAACGGTGGGCAAGTATCTACTGGATGGCCACAAATGGATAAGATATTATATGGTGGCATGAGTCGTGGCGAGTTGAATATCTTTGCAGGTGGCAGTGGTTCAGGTAAGAGTTTGGTTATGATGAACTTAGCATTGAACTGGATTCAGACAGGAATGAGTGGGGTATACATCACCCTAGAATTAAGTGAAGAATTAACTAGTTTGCGCACTGATGCGATGTTGACAAATATGGGAACTAAAGCGATTCGTAAAGATATTGATACTACTGAATTGCGTGTTAAAATGGTTGGTAAAAAGTCAGGTAAGTACCGTGTTAAGGGTTTACCTGCACAAAGCAATGTCAATGATATCAGAGCATATTTGAAGGAAGTGCAGATACAGACTGGGATCAAAATTGATTTTGTGATGGTTGATTATCTTGATTTGGTTATGCCAGTAAGTGTTAAAGTTAACCCCAACGATCAATTTATCAAAGACAAGTATGTTGCGGAAGAATTGCGTAATCTAGCAAAAGAGATGGGTATATTGTTAGTTACAGCAAGTCAGTTAAACCGTAGTGCAGTTGATGAGATCGAATTTGATCATAGTCACATTGCAGGTGGTATTAGTAAGATTAACACAGCAGATAATGTATTTGGTATTTTTACAAGTCGTAGTATGCGTGAGCGTGGTAAGTATCAGATTCAATGTATGAAAAGTCGTAGTAGTACTGGTGTTGGTCAAAAGATTGACTTGGAATATAACATTGAAACTATGCGTATTACAGACGAGGGTGGGGAAGACGGAGATAATGAAAATAGTTATAGACCACAACCTAAACCATCTGATTTGTTAAGTCAGATAAAAACTCAATCTACCATCGATAGTACCACAGGAGAAATTACTGTTGAACCATTGACTAGAACAGTACAAGCAGATGTCCAGAGTTCAAAGTTAAAATCGTTGTTGAATTCTTTAAAGAAATAATTATCCAATAGTCAGATAAATACATTTAGGATCATTTATATGCAACAACAAACCCGTTCGCTATTGAAGGAATTAGAGGCTCTTGGAAATAATCGTGATGCAAGTCATGTTATTGAGAGCAGAGCCCACAATATCATAACAAGTGCGATTAATTTAGTAGAATTAATTAACAAACATTTTCCTGAAGAACAGGCTGTAATTTTAGAAAAAAAGCTATTAAGTGCTATAAAAAGTAAAGAGCCATCTAGATTTTCAAAATCAATAAGAAAGAAACAATAATTTTTGGTTAAAAGATAACCAAAACCGTGTTTTTTTGGTGCCTGGCATAAATATATACATGAATCAGTAGGATTCAACATATTTAAGGAATATTTAAAATGGCACAATTTACAAAAGTTAATGGTGACTTACTACCAGTATTACACCTAGATTCACCAGCATATACAAATGCAGGCGCAAATGCAGTTTCTTCAGGTTCTGCTGTACAACCTCAAGGTCCAAAGCTACAATTCTTCACAGTTACAGCTAGCGGATCAAGCGCATTGACAGGTACACAAGTTAACTTGATCATCCAAGCTACACAACAATTAGCTACAGTTTACATGTATGAGTTTACAACTGCTGGTCCTGATACACTAGCAATGGCTGTATATCCAACAGGTGCATGGACAACTACATCTTTAGCTACAGCTATCAATGCTGAATTGACAGCAGGTGGTGTTGCTAACACAACATCAGTTTCAGCTACTGCTACATTCACAGGCTAATTTAGTCAAACTTAAAGAACCCGGGAAATTCTCGGGTTTTTTTACCTCTGTTAAATAGTAGTATGAGTCATATCATAACTTGCTATACACTATTTGACATCACACAAACAAATGTCCTCAACCGTAGCCGACCACAGGCTGATCAGGATATAAAAGAATGGACATATAAACGCAATACACAAAGTAATTTTGATACTATTCAACAAGTTATATCATTGCGTAGTCAACCTGAAAATATAAGTAAACCTAAAAGAAAAAATATAAGATTTGATGAGTTTACTGAGTTTGGATTTTTATTTGAGCAAGAAGAAGATCAGACATATCCTTGTTGGTCATTTGACTTTACGATACATCATCCTAGCGTTTTTAATGATGGTATAGATGAGTTAGGAGCATTATATCACGACTGTGATCAAGTACCTATGATTAAGTGCAACACTGAATGGACAAAGCTTCCATCAATGTTAGATAGTAGCGATGAACTACGAAATATATATTTTAAGGTATTAAAAGATGATTAATCAAAAGATTATTAATAAGTTTGAAAAAACTTTTACCAAAGATACAATAGAAAAATTACAAGATTTATCTGTGGTACAAGATTTAGATGGATCCTATCATCTCTTTAACAAGTATAGAATAACTAAAAATAACGATTTGTACTGTGTAAAACTATACGAATCGACAAATGGAAGATCATTTAATGTATTGAAAAATGCAGTTGCATGGTGTACATATGACAGAAGAAACTTGGTTCAAGATTCTGCTAGAATTTTACAACTAGACAATAGGTTAGCTGGATTAGAAGCTGAGATACAATTGCATCAACAATTAGTAAAGCGCACCAAAAAAACAGAAGAAAAATTGATTTATTTGGCTAAATTGACCGAAGAAAAAATGGAAAAGCGAAATATAACTGCTCAACTAACCAAGTATATAAAAGACTCACGAGGTTGGCAGGAAAGAAGACTTTCCTCAAAATCCTAAAAATATCTAGGCAAATGATAAATACATTATAAATTTCTATGGAAACCAATATGAAACTAACAGAACTTGCAAACAAACGCAGCTATGCTACTAGAGCACTTAAAGAGCAATATGAAATGCCCTTTAGTGTAGATAAAATGTCTATGTCATCAACCAGAACTATGTTACTTAAAGTTCGTGGATTGATCGCAGAGTCAAAACAATCTGCAGGATATGCTAAAACAGCAGATGCGTCTTATATGAAACTTGTTTTTATGGAACAAGCATTAAAAGATCATATGTATGACTTGAAAAACAGTCCTCGTTCACGCATTGTATTTGAGAACGAAGAAGTAGAAAAATCACAAGTTGTTTTGGCAGCCCAAGATATGGTTGATCAAGTACAAAAAATGCTTGAAGATGTTGGACAAATGCAAGTTAAAGAACTACCTGCATTGGTTTCAAGTATTGAAAGCGAAATTGGTGTAAACGAAAGCCAAAGATACAATGAAGAAGTTTCTGCACAGTTAGATACATTATCTGCCGCATTAAAAGAATCTTCAACCGCATTGAAGAACGCATTGAATGGCCTTACTGGTCAAGCGGTAGATGCAGCATTTGATGCTGGTGCCGAATTAGGGGCTGATGCTGGTATTGATGCAGGAGAAGACATGGCAGACATGGAAGGGCCTGAAGATTTTGAAGAGCCTGAACTACCTCCAGAAGAGCCTGAAATGCCTGCTACAGGTGGAGTTGGCAGAGCTAAGAGATAATATGTTTCTCTTTGAACTTGAAGATCCAGAAGTTGTAAAATTAGCAGCCATTGTCGCACAATTAAAAAGTGAGATAGATGATGGCTCAGTTGATCCTAACTGGACTACTGATATGCTAATAGATTATCTACATCAAAATGGTATCAATTTAGATATAACTGACCTATACGACATGATAAAGAATCCCCCATTGAATACACTAATAAGTAACATACAGGGTGACAAGGTAGTATTTAAAGGTCATGATGATACTATGAGAAACAATGATCCATCGCAAGATCAAAAAGTAGTTGGTCAAATGGCTCAAAATGCTATGAAATAAATCAAGAGTCTGGTTACCCAGACTCTTTCCAAATGTATTGATAGTTCTATTATTATCAATTATAATTGACACAATGTATAATCCAAACAAATATAAATACGAACCGTTATTTAGAGTAGAAATTGACGGGAAGCGTAGATATGCAACACCCGATGGTGAGAAACTACCCAGTGTCACTACTATATTAGACGCAACTAAAAGCGAAGAATCAAAAGCTGCATTACAAAACTGGCGCAATAGAGTAGGCGTTCAAAAAGCAAAAGAAATTACCACAGAAGCCGCAGGTCGTGGAACACGAATGCACAAGTGGTTAGAAGATTATGTAAAGACAGGAGTCATAGGCACTCCCGGAAGCAATCCATACAGTATTCAAAGCCACAAAATGGCAGAAACTATCATCTATCAAGGGATGAGCAAGTGCAATGAATACTGGGGCACAGAAGTTCCACTATACTTCCCTAAAATCTATGCAGGAACGACAGACTTAGTAGGTGTACATGATGGTGATGATGCTATCATGGATCACAAGCAAACTAACAAGCCCAAAAAGCGTGAGTGGATTGAAGATTATTTTATTCAGTTGGCAGCATATGCTAATGCACATAATGAAGTACATGGAACAAAAATACACAAGGGTGTCATTTTTATGTGTTCTGCTGATAATATCTATCAGGAATTTATATTAGAAGGTACTGAATTTAACAAATACACTGATTTGTGGTTCAGACGAGTTGAACAATATTATCTAAAGTTCCTATAACATTTAACACAGGAAATTGATAAATAAGTGTGAGGAAGATTCACACTTATGGCTATTGTCCAAATTTCAAAAATGCAGCAACGAGCAGGCAACTTAGTTGACCTGCCACAACTTGACAACGGTGAGTTAGGTTGGGCCACTGACGCAAATAGACTTTTTATTGGTCGTAGTGGTAACATTTATTCTAGTGAAAATGTAGAAGTATTAACTTCTTATTCTAATATTAGTTTAAGTCAAATTTCTGGCAGCGACGGCGCAAATTTAAATTTTAGTAGTGCTCAAAACGGGCAGCTAATGACTTATGTAGCCAGCACTAATACTTGGGAAAATTATACTGGAGATTCCAGTCAACTAGATGGTGGAAAATTAAAATTAGGTAATGTTGCAAATCTTAGTATCGGTGGAGGTGCAGCAGGATATATACTACAAACCGACGGTCTTGGTAATTTAAGTTGGACTACACAAACTGGTTCAGGTGGCGGTGGAAATGTTGGCGGTAGTAATACTACTGTTCAATTCAATGATTCTGGATTATCCAATGGTGTAGCTGCCTTTACTTTCAATAAACTCACAACAACATTAACAGTAACATCAGGCAATGTCAATATAGGTAATTTAAATGCCACTGGAGTAGTTGCTGGTACTAGATTATTTTCAAACATAGCAACAGGTACAGCACCGTTAGTAGTTTCTTCAACTACACAAGTTGCTAATTTAAATGCAGCAACAGCAGGCCTTGCAACATTTGCAACAACAGCGAATGCAGTAGCAGGTGCTAATGTAAGTGGTCAAGTTAATTATGCCGCAGTTGCAAATAGTGTTGCAGGTGCTAATGTAAGTGGTGCGGTAGCATACGCAACAACAGCGAATGCAGTAGCAGGTGCTAATGTAAGTGGTCAAGTTAATTATGCCGCAGTTGCAAATAGTGTTGCAGGTGCTAATGTAAGTGGTGCGGTTGCTAACGCAACATATGCAACATCTGCAGGCACAGTCACTACAAACGCACAGCCAAATATTACAAGTACTGGAACATTAACAAGTTTAACTAGTTCTGGTAATGTAACTGTAGGTTCTGGTACAACCACATCAGCTGGATTACAATTTATACCTGGCTATGCATCTGGGTATTTTGGTATGTTTGGTACAGGTGTCACCCCTAATAGCACTAACTATTCAATCATCATTAAAAACGATGGATCTGTATTAAATTTAAACACAACTGGTTCTATAGTTAGTAAAGTTAATAATGGATCAATTACAGTGCTCGATGTAAATGGGCTAAGTGTGCTAGGTGGAAAAACATTATACACCACTGAGATTAATACATCAGCTAACACTACTGTAGGTAACTTGACTGGTAATTGGCAGCTTACATCTGGATCTAGATTAANTGCNACATANGCTGACTTGGCAGAATACTATGAGGCAGATAGTGAATACGAACCAGGCACAGTGCTTGAGTTTGGCGGCGATAAAGAAGTTACATTAGCAAATGATGGAACAACAAGAGTGGCAGGTGTGGTGTCTACAAATCCTGCATATGTAATGAATTCAGCTTGTGCTGGAATAGCAGTAGCAATAGCATTACAAGGACGAGTACCAACTAAGGTGCGAGGAAAAGTACACAAGGGTGATATGATGATTAGTGGTGGTGATGGTTATGCAAGACCATCAATTTCACCAGTAATGGGAACAGTTATCGGCAAGGCATTAGAAAACTTTGACGGTATTGAAGGCGTCATTGAAGTCGCTGTTGGAAGATTATAATAAATACTAGATTAAAAGGAATTTAACATGGCAGCATTAACTGTAAATAAAGGTGCATTTTACCCAGGTGTGACGCAAAATATATTAACAACAGGTAGTTCACAAACAAGTAGCCCTGTTGGAGCAACAACTTCAATTATAAGAATTACTTGCCAACATGATACATATGTTCAAATAACAAATAGCAATACATTGGCACCAGCTACTACTTCTAGTATGATAATTTTAGGAGGTGCAACTGAGTTTATTACTGTTCCTAGTCCTCCACCAGCACCAGCTTCACCACCAAATTCAACTCCTGCCCCTGGTGTGCAGTACTTAGCATGTGTCTCTGTATTACAAGTAACAATTGCTGGTTTAGTTAGTATTACAGAATTGTCTGGATTCCCAGCACAAACTGGAGGTTAAAATAATGCCAATAGGCAAGTTATCATCAAAAGGTCTAGGACGATTAGGAGGCGGATTATTTTCAGTAAAATCTGGAAAACCACCACCTCCAGCAATAGTTGTTGGCGATTTAGTGTTAACAAATGATGTTGGTGTTGAAGATGGATTTATTCTAACTGAAGACCTTGAGACTATTAGCGTAACTGCACCTGACCCGAATTATTGAGGATAATATAATAAAATGGCAAATACAACAATATATAATTTACCCGCACTGAATACAGTTGATAGTTCTACTGTATTTCCAGTAAGCAGCGATTTTACGGGTACACCAACTACCTATCAAGCTAGTATAGGAAACATAGGTAATGCGATTACCGGCAACATCAGAATGAGTGGTGATAATATATCATCCATTAACAGCAACATTGTATTATCAACTGGGTCATCAGACAATTGGACATTTAATGCAGCCGGTAATTTAACATTACCTCGAGGCGGCAGCATTAGCGAGACAAACATACCTTTTGGTAGTTTATCTGGCAATACAATTTCATTGACTCCATCAGGTGGTTTATATGCTAATCAACAATTGTTAATTTATCCAACANTTGCCGGTGACTATAATCACTTGCATTTAACCTCAGGTAATCTATATGATACTGAGTTGTTCTTGGGTAATGATGATTTGTATGTTAAATTAGCAAATACCGGCGATATTGTGTTAAACGCAAATAACGGAACCGGCAATACTGCACAATATACATTTTCGTCAAATGGTAATTTAAGTATTCCTGGTAATGTAACATCAACTAATTTCTCAGGCAATTGGACTTCATCAAATGTAGAAGGCAGCGGTAACACTTGGACTAGTGTTATTAACATAGATGGTTACCTAAATCAATATTGGTATCAAAATTATAGTAATGGTGGATTGCCAACAAATACATATGTTGGTTATATGGGATTTGATGCATCCAATGATTTGTACATGCAGTCGGTTAACGGTAACATAGAATTCATGACAAATGGTCAAGATTATTTCTTGTACGGTAATGGAACAGCCAGTTTGGGTAACTTAGTTACTGCAACAAACTTCACAGCAGGAACAGGTGTAGTAGATTTCAACACTAATTCAGCAAATGTACAATTGGGTAATGCCTCTAATGTTCATTTATACGGCGGAAGTTCAGGGCAAGTATTACAAACAGACGGTACTGGTAACTTAGGTTGGTATTCAGTAAGTGCATCTGAGGTTATCAATGGTAATAGTAATGTGTCTATACCAACACAAAACGGGAATGTTTATGTCAACGCAAATGGTGGTACAGATCAACAATGGATATTTGACACATCAGGTGTATTAACACTAGCAGATAGTGGAAGTTATTCTATTATACAATCTCCACCAGGCTCTCAAATTGACATCTACACAGGTGGTAGCGGTTCACAGTATACTGAAATTAACTTAATTGATAATGGAAATTTCTATGTCAACACAGCAGGAGAAACATATACTTGGGCTTTTGACAATACAGGTAACTTAACAACACCGGGTAATATACTTACTAGTGGTTCGTCAGGTAACATCACAGGTGCCAATGTTATTGAAGCAAACACATTTACGAGCACAGGTAATGTAACAATTCTTTCTAA